TGTGCGGGTTCAAGTCCCGCCCCGGGCACCATATCGAATTACCAATAAAATCAATGATAAGCAGTGTCGTATGACCGCCCCTCAGAGGCGGTTTTTTTGTGCCCAATCTACTTTTCAGAATATCCTTTCAGAATATTTTTTCCGTCAAGTTCAGCTCCCACCACCGGAACAACAACCACTTTCCTGTCATACCGCGCAGTCTGTTCAACATTTTTATGACCAGATATCTCGCGCTTTCTGTATATGTCCACGCTTAAATCTGAAACACCCTTAGCCTTCAGATCATGGAATGTGAAGTCAAAATCCAGATCGGGAAATTTTTGTTTAGCTTCCTTCTTCAGCTTGAGCCAGCGTGAATTGAAACCGTCGCGGGTGTAGCCCGCGCCAGATGGCTGGTGGATTATATAGATACTGCTCATACCCTGATTCAGGGGGAGCTGGCTGGACAGCTCTATAGCTGAACGTAGCCGGTCACTCCACCCCTTGATTTGCGCTACAGACGTTTTGCTTTGCTTGATGAGAATGCCTTCAGCCAGTAGCTGACTTTTCTTCATAGAGAGAACGTCAGCTTGTCTGGCGAGACATAGATATGCAATTTCCATAGCGATCTTCTCTACTGGAGACGCCAGAGTGTACAGGGCTGCATATTCTGCATCAGTGACGTAACGGTCTCTTGATTGCTCCTTAAATTGCTTAACCCCCTTAGTGGGATTTCCCTTCACCAATCCCCGCTCATACCCCCAGCGAAAAATTCTCGATAGAAACGCCTTTTCCCGGTTTGCTTGAGTCCTGCTCTTCAGCCCGCGCTTATCCATATATTTCCTGATATGCTCAGGGCGAATGGCGTCAGGCGGCATTTTGCCAAACACTACCAGAATTTTGACCGCATATTTCCGGTAGTCTTTTTGGGTCTCTTTAGCCAGCTCGAAAAAATCAGCAGAGTTAAAAAATGATTCCGCTAAGCCCTCTAAAAGGTCTTCGCGTTTGCGATCATTAATAAGGGCTTCGTATGCCGTCCAAACCTGCGAGGGCGACGAATCGGCATCACAGAGGCGTATAGTGCCGCCATTTTTCGCCTTGAATTCGAACGCTGAGCGCCCTCTGTAAACGCGTGGCGGCATCCATGCATCGGCAGCATTTTTTCTAACACGGGCCATTAATCCAGTGCTCCGAAATTAGGTTCATAATGGCTACTATCCGGTGTCTTACGAGACGACAACGGGTCGTTAAAATGGGTCCAGGTTGTTCTGGGGCGACCATCGCGGCGGACTACGAAAAATATACCGGCCTGCCTCAAACACTGACATTGTTTTGACGGGATTTTATAACCGGTAATTTTTTCGATATCGGCATCAGATATGATTACGTTTTTGATATCAGACATCTCTTTTTCTCCACACAATCCCGCTGCAACGGGTTTGTAGTGCCGTGACATGTCACGGCTAATCAATGGTTAGTTTCAGTTTCTGCCAACCGCTGGTGGCTCAGCATGCTGATTCACTCTGGCAAGGGCATGACTTTACTGGCAGCTGATCGCCACACTTCCCGCACTGACGCTTAGCCAGCGCTTCAATCTGCTTTGCCAGCTCAGCGGCGTCTTTGCGAATGAGTAACGCGATATACTCGTTCAGCTCATATGGTTCACGACCGGGGCGGCGTGCGGCGCAGTTCTGCGCCAGCATATCCAGTTCCTGACTATCCAGCGCCAGCTCCAGCTTTTTACCACCGGCAGCGGCCTGTCTGGCACGCTGCGCGGCTTTGCGTTCGGCGGGGGATTTGGGCATCAATTACCCTCCGCAGGTTTACGCATGTGACCAGGAGCCAGGCAATGAGTTTTGTTGGCGTTGAATTTCCACCCTCGCTTTTTAGCTACCCGAAAACAATCTGTAAAATTGCTGCCAGCAATACTTTTGAAGCCGGTTTCTTCAGTTCGGTACTCAACGTGCTGCTTTATGACCTCGCACTTCTGGCAGTCGCAGTAAAGCTCTAAGGTATAGCCACCAATTACCATCACTCCGCCTCCTTCAAAAAGATAATCCAGTGGGTTTTGTCGCCTTTGCCGGTACGCTGCCAGATGGTTGGCTTTTGTTCGGTCAGGGCAATTACCTGGCTTACCGGAATCTGTGTCTCATTCCATTTAAAAATCAGCGTGCCGTGTGGCCGCAATACCCGGAAAGCCTCACTGAAACCAGCGCATATATCATCGCGCCAGTTCTGCTTATCCAGCGCACCATATTTTTTACGCATCCAGCCGTTCTCTCCGGCGCGGTCGAGGTGAGGCGGGTCAAAAACTACCTGAGCAAAGCTGCAATCAGGGAACGGTAGGGCGCGAAAATCGGCGATTACATCCGGGTTGATATGCAGGTTTCTCCCATCACAAAGCGTGTGCTGCTCATTACGGATGTCGGTGAATAAGGCCCGAGAATCAGTCTTATCCAGCCAGAACATGCGAGAGCCGCAGCACATATCGAGGATTGGCTGATCCATCACTCCACCTCCACGCGCTTAAACTCAATGACCCACACCCACGGGTTAGCCTGCCAGCTGTCAGCACCGTAGATGGATTGCCATAATTCTTCCCACACCGTGAAGCCATAAGTGGCTGGTCGGAAGTCATACAGGCCACAGCCAAACTCTTTGCAGATATCCCCAAGCGTAATTGCGTGCAACCGCTCAACCCGAACGCCGGTAATCTCCAGCGTTATGCGGGAAGCCCAGCGCGGCATGTGGATGGATGGTGTCCACTTATCGACAACGGCTGGTTTACTGCATACCTCAATCGGCACGCGATGTGTTTGCTGCGTCCAGCTCTGCTGCTCACTGGCTTTATAAACCAGTGTGGCCACGTCAGTTGCCCGGCTGTGTACCCGGAACGCTTCACGCACCCACAGGCGATCACCTTTCAAACCGAACGGGCAAGCAATGTACATGTCCTCATTGCGCACCATCGTTTTGCCTGCATTAAACGGAATCCAGAAACCCGGCTCGCTGAACTCATCTTCTTTTGGGATAATTTCAGGCTGCACACGCATGATACGGTGCGTCTGCGTCTTTCTGCCGTCAAGAACTGCACGAACCATGTCGGCGTTAAAAAAGATTGGGCGCTCACGCATGGGTAGCACTCCTTCCTTCATCCAAGGCCCACGCCCTAGCTAAAGCCTGAGTTACCTGGTAGAAATCATGTTTAACAACTGCCTCAGCAAAGGTTCCGTCAGCATTTACCGTTTCAATTTTTGTGTAATTGCCACCGTGTGAATGATCAGGGCTGAATTGTGTAACAGCGTTAGTTTCGATGATGGTAGCGCCATCAAGCGTCATCATTTTTAGCTTCATCACTCACCATCCTTACCGGCGCGGAGTTGGGCGGCGATTTCATCGCAGACATGGATGAGTGAGCAAAGGCTTATCGCAGGATGCGACTTAACCATCTCAACACCCTCAGCCCGCACAGAGTTGAGATAGGCGTCGGTGGCTGGGGTGGAGAGATTCGGCAGCAGCGCATAATCACAGATGGATGAGATATGGCTACCGAGGTAACTATCCTCTTCGGTGCGTGGACGCTCATCTATCATCGTTGCCCGCTGCATGATGACGCCCCAGACAGTACAGTCGGTTTCTTCTGACCAACCGTCGCATGCATCACCGCGGTAGTAGTCGATGTCGCTGTCTGCAGCTGCAATAGCCTTTTCAGCAGAATCATGTTCTTCAAAGCCGCTGTCTGTGCCATAGCTGAAGAAACCAATACCGCCTTTTAACATGGCATTTTCGGCCGCCATCACGTTAAGTTCAGCCGCCAGCTTATCTTTGTGCCTGATGGCCTCTGCGAACCCACCGAGCAGCGCAGCATGCTGCGATTTGAGGTTAGAAATCACCTTCAGTGCGTCGCTGGCGAGAAGCGTAATATCGATAGACGCACAGCCTTCCCGCCCTTGTTCATCTTCGCCATAGACATCAAACTCTCCGATGTCAGAGGATTCATGCTGTGATAAGTCGTGCAGCAGGTTTTCCACGTTAACGCCATAATTCAGTTCACTCATTTGGATCCCCTTAACCCATGCATTCCAGATACAGCCCGCTTGCAATAAGACGGGCGCGGCGTTTAGCTGCTTCACGGTTACGCTTCTTTGCCTCTTCGGAGCAGTCATTGCTCGGGTTGATCACCATCGGCGGTAGCGCGGGAGGAGCAACACGGCGTGGACGCCTGACCAGCGTGTAGGTACGGTCGATAGAATTACCTCTGAGGCGAACCGGATTAGATGCCTCCACCTGCAGCGTTTCTCCGCCGTGTCGTAGGGTATTAAGGATCAGCCGGTTGAACTCACGAAGGCTCATGCCAAATCGCTCGGACAGCTCACGACCAGTCGCAGGGCCTTTGGATAGCTGCCAGGCAAGTTTTTCGCTAAACCCGGCGTTGGGGCCGTTGCTGCGACGATATTGGGCGACCTTCCTCATAGCAGCGCCTCCTGCTCACTAGGGCGATAACATGCAGTGGAGCGGGTAGGTGGTAGGTTGGTGCGTGCGTTGCGTTTCAGGTTTAGCTGTGAAACTAGCCGCGCCGTGTAATCGCCTGGGGTGTTACAGATGAGGCGTGGTTGGGGGTATTCATCGAAAATTTCAGTAATCAGATCGTCAATAGACTGGATCATAATCATTTCCTCGATTATGGCTGGTGGGCTACTGCAATAGCCCCCGCCGTTTCTCCACCTTAAAAAGTTTTTTAGGAAAGGCTTTCAACGAACTCAGCAAAGCTGAGAGCTTCTTCGCCCTTTTCCAAATTGTTGAAATACTCTTCGTATGCTTCGTCCATCGTTACAACCTCCATAGTTTTGAATAGAGCGAATGTTCGCATTTACGGACGATTAGGTCAACTAGTTGAGTTCGTTTTTACGGACGCAGGCGGGCTAGGCCGAACGTTCGACCTTTGTTTATGCGATTGATAGGTGTTTAAGGCAGCTTAGTCTGGACAGATATACCAGTTGCGACGACTTGTGAGAGAGACTCTAATTCGATGGTTTTATAACCGGAGTTAATTGGTGCCAGGTATGCGCTTGGACCGTCTATTACTAATTTTTTGATAACCGCCGTGTTACCGATATTTGCTAACACAATTTGGCCTGACCGGGGCGTCAGGTCAGGGTCGAATATCACAATAGCTCCCTCGGGGATGAGGCCAGCCATTGAGTCATTATCCATTTCTACAGAGAACGCATGGGGGGATACGTCGTCAGTGACGGTTGTCCATTCTGAAAATTTCGGGTTTTGTTTCATGAGGTTTCTCCAGTCCCCCGCCTGCGATAGCGAGACTAGAGGTATTTTCTGGATGGGCCTTTGATCTATCGCAGTTGAGTTGCCCCTTTGTGAGTAGCTCCCGCCACTTATCAACCACGTCTCTGTAACGTTTAAAAGTTTTGCTAATTTGGGAATATGTGTTGCTGAAGGGTTATTTCCACCGTTGACCCACTGACTAACGGTGCTTTTTGATGCCCCGGTTCCGGCAACAATGTCTCTGCTACGCAGGTTGAGTTCACGCATCCTGCTGACGATGCGCTCACTCATTGTCTGGTTAATCCTACTATTCATTGCTGTCCGTTTTCCTGAACTTTGTATGTTTGAATTATTGACCAAACTGCGTTCCTTTAGCTAAACTGCTTGAGTTCGCTTTTACGGATGAGAGGGTTATGAAAAAAGAAACAGTTTTAAATTATTACGGCGGAGTCACAGCAACAGCACGATTTCTGAACATCGCAAAATCAAGCGTCAGCGGATGGTCGGACCCTATCCCCTGGAAATATGCGCTGCTGATATCTGAGATTACGAAAAATAAACTCAGTTTTAGCAGTAGTGATTATCCGCAATTAGCGGCCCTATACGAACCACAGCGGAGGGCTTCACAGCGTGGGTAACGAACCGAAATGGAAAGCTGAACGACAGCCAGCGTGGCTGATCAAAGCCATCCGGAAAACTGTCGCCGGTCTGGCTGGTGGATATTCCGAGGCCGCTGAGATTTTGGATGTTACAGAGGACGCTATTCATAACAGGCTGCGTAGCGGCGGCGATCAGTTGTTTCCTATTGGCTGGTCTCTGGTTTTGCAGCAGGCAGCAGGCAGTCATCACATCGCAACTGCCATAGCGAAAACCTCTGGCGGCGTATTCGTGCCATTGCCAGACGTTGAGCTGGTGGATTACGGCGATATCAATCAGCGACTGCTGGAGGCCATCGAGCAGATCACCCGCTACTCACAGCAGGTAAGGGCAGCTATTGAGGATGGAGTAGTTGAACCGCACGAACGCGAGATCATTGACGAGGAGCTACATCGTGCCATTACCAAATTACAGGAGCATACGACGCTGGTTTACAGGGTTTTCTGTGCTCCAGAAAAGTGAAAGCGCCAGGTTGCAGCCCGGCGCTTTCGGCGACTACATCAATTAGTGTGGAGAAATAATCGCGTGAATAATTTAAACAGATCCCCGGATTTTCCGCAATTCCGCTGCCTGCCCATGACAGGCGGGACCAGCCAGCAACCATTCCGTTATTCACTCAATTTACCTGATGGTCCTCAAACCGTTAACCACAGTTTCGTTGAGTGGGCTGTGGGTAATGCCAATGAAAAACATCGCAAATCAGGGGGCTAAATGCCCCAGCAAACAGAAGAAATTATTCAGCCGTGGGTTGCGCGCTATGCCGACCCACACGGTGTGATTGTTGAAACCATTGGCGTTGATGTAGCGAATAACAGGGTGCTGTTCAGGCGTCCAGGCTATCCGCACGTCTGCGTCCAGCCCCGTAACCTATGGGGTCACAAGTTCAGGAGAGTTAGTGATGAGCGTTAAATTGTCTGCATACGTCTGGGACGGTTGCGCAGCGTCAGGTATGAAAATCACCAGCGTGGCCATCATGGCGCGCCTAGCTGATTTCTCCAGCGATGAGGGCATATGCTGGCCGTCAATAGCAACCATAGCCCGACAGATTGGCGCAGGCTCCAGCACTGTGCGCACCTCGATACGCAAACTGGAAACGGATGGCTGGCTGACCAGCACTACACGGCGCAAGGGAAACCGCAACACCTCGAACATGTATCAGCTGAACGTCAGGAAACTGCGTGAGGCTGCCTATGCCCACCAGCCAGATTCTGACGCGTCAGAATCTGACACATCAAAATCAGATGCATCAAAAACTGACACATCAAAATCTGACGCGTCAAAATCTGATGCATCAAATTATGAACCCTCAAATTTTGACCCGTCGGAATCTGACAAAAATTCGGGTTTTCACCCCCCAGAATCTGGCGACGATCCGTCAGTAAGATCAAAACATGATCCATCAAATAAAAACCTCTCTTGTCCGGATGCTTCGCTACCGGACGACTTACCTGTGGATAACCCTGATGAATTTCTAGCTCGTTATCCCGATGCGGTGGTTTACAGCGAGAAGAAACGCCTGTGGGGCAGTCATGAGGACTTGAAGTGCGCGGAATGGATATGGGGGCAGATCACACAACTGTACGAGAAGGCGGCAGAAGCTGACGGCGAACTGGCAAGGCCCAAAGAGCCGAGCTGGGCTGCGTGGGCAAATGACGTGCGCCTGATGTGCTCACAGGACCAGCGCACACACTTCCAGATTTGCAAGATGTTCAAACGCGTTCAGAGCGATCCGTTCTGGTGCCGGAACATCCTCAGCCCGGCAAAACTCCGCGAAAAATGGGATGAGCTGGTGGTAAGGCTCGGTCCGGTTCAGCGGTCAGTCACAGATATTTCACCAGTGGATTACGCCATCCCGGAAGGGTTTCGCGGTTATTAAGGGATTTTAAAAATGACTACTTTATCACAGCATTACAAACAGAAAGACAGCAACGGCACAGGCACCACCGTCAAAAAAACATTCATGGTGCCGCTTGAGGAGCTGTACACAATAGACGGCGAACAGGGCCGCCCATTGAACATGGAGCACGCTGAAAAAATGTGTGAGCTATGGATGTCCGGTGTTGACCTGCCTGCGCTGGTCGTTGAGGTAACAGAGCAGGGTATTCATATTATTGACGGCCAGCATCGGTACATGGGGGCATGCCTAGCTACTGAGAGAGGCCATCAGGTTGCACGCATCGAGTGCAAGGATTTTATCGGCACTGAACTGCAAAAACTCGCGTTACAGACGGGAAGTAGCGAGGGGTTGCAGATCACACCCATCCAGCGCGCAATCAACTACAACAGGGCCAAAAATGCAGGCTTCACTCTTGCTGAAATCGCCAAAGAATTTCACCGGTCGATCACTGACGTTGAGAACCACCTGCAGTTGCTATCGTCAGGTGAAACCCTCCTGAACATGGTGGACTCTGGCGAGGTGTCAGCCACCACGGCTGTGGAGCTGAGCAAAATACATGGACCCGCAGCAGGACGTGTTGCTGGAGAGCAACTGGAGAAGGCCAAAGCCGCAGGCAAGAAAAAATTGACCCGCGCCGCCGCCCTTGCACAATTCAGCGTCAAACAGTCCCGCCTGCTGGTGGAGCTGCTAGCTAAAAACTGCCAGGCAGAGCAGTCCGAGGAGGGCGCGTGTATCATCCTGAAGTTTGAAACTGACCTACAGGTGGCTGAGGTGATGGATATCATTCAGGCCGCCAAAGAGCATCACGGCATCACGACACCAGACAGTGAACAACCACCAGCCGAGCCAGAGAACGACGAGGGCGATGACCTGCCGCTGCTGAAACATGAGATCCTTGAGCAGAGCGGCGTGGAGGTCTGGGCCTGCATTCAGGCGGCGTTCAAAATGAAATCTCTCTACACCTACGCAGAGTCCAAATACGCGCACACATGGGCGGCAGACTCAGTTGAGCACCCTGAGCATGTGGTTGTCCCACAGGACACTATTCAGACAGCCCTGCGCCTCATCCAGCAACACCAGGACGAGAAGGCGATCAAACAGTGGCTATCTGAGCAGCATGATGATCCAGAGATGGTGGCGGACCAGTTGCAGCGGTTCTCAGCTGCGTTGACTGATTTGCGCCCGGATCATCCATGTACGGTTCAGGAGTTTATTGAGCTGGTGGAGCAGACCAGCCGGGACTGCTGGTCCAATTACCGTATGTTGCGTCAGGCCGTCCGCGAGATTGCCGGTCAGATGGCCATACCTGATATGGGAGAGGCGCAATGAGCGAAGAAACCCAGCACCCCGACAATAGCGATAACGTGCTGGCATTTACGGCACGGTTTGACAGTAATGCAGATATACGCGAGAAACGAAATCTGGTGGAGGCAGACCAGCCTGAGAACGTCCCGTATCGCTGTACACACATGGGCATACTGGTCGATAAACATTATCGGCAACTGACCTGCCGCAGATGCGGGGCGGTGGTAGACGCGTTTGACTGGATTTATGCAGTAACAGCCAGGGAAACAAAAGTCGATCTCGAACTGAGGTCACTACGACGAGAAATCACAGATCATCGTGAGGGGCTGGAGAAACTGAAGCGGGAGGAAGTCAACTGCCGCGCCCGCATCAAAACAGCCCAGTTTCGTTTAAATGACGTGAACATGGCGTTGATGGCAGCAGGTGAGCAATTACTGGCCGCTAAAAGGGGGCGTAATGAAAAATGACCTCTTAGCAGTGCTGCTGATATGCGTTGTAGCTTGGGTGCTGAGTGGATGCCTCAGTTGGCTGGCGATCAGTTGCCCGGCATACAGATATGCATGCGCAATTCTGGTATCGCTAGCAGTTGCTCTCATTGCAACACATTGCGTGTTCAAACACCTGATTGGGAGGGCGGCATGATCCACTACCACGGTGGACCAATCACGCCTGATACCTGTGCAATCCGGGCATGGAGCGCCAGGCACGCGTTCATCTCATTTGCTCATGCGGGCCAGATAAATCTCGCCTCAGAAATCTGCCAATCATTCGCGCTGGATAACGGTGCGTTTACCGCATGGAAAGCTGCTGGCCGTAACAAAATTGATTGGTCGGATTATTACGAGTTTGTGGCGCGCTGGAAAAACCACCCAGGTTTCGATTTTGCCATTATCCCTGATGTTATCGACGGGGGAGAAGCCGAGAACGAGTCACTGCTGGATGAATGGCCGCATGGAGAGTTCAGCGGCGTTCCGGTCTGGCATATGAACGAAAGCGATGATCGGTTCATCAGGTTGTGTCAGGAATATCCTCGGGTGGCAATCGGCAGTTGCGGTGAATATGACGTCAAAAGGCCCACCCTGGCTGTTGCCCGGATGAAAGACCTGTTGCGCCATGTCACTGACGACTACGGCCAGCCGATTGCTCACCTGCATGGCCTGCGAATGCTGAACCCCCTCATTTTTACCAAACTACCACTGGCTAGTGCAGACAGCACAAACGTAGCGAGAAACATCGGCATCGACAAAGCCTGGTCTGGTGCATACGCACCGGCATCTAAAGAGACGCGCGCCGCGCTTATGGTTGAACGTATTGAGTCACACAACAGCCCCGGATCATTGAATTACTGTGAGCAGCGTGACCGGTTCAATATGCAACTGCAGCTGACTGTGTAGGGGGAGATGATGAGAGCGCTACTCACGCCAGAATATGCTCCACGCACAGGGATAGTGCTGTTCAAACCGGGGCCAGGATTAGAAAAACTTTTTCAGGGCCGTGTTGTGATCAGCACGCCCACAATGGACCTGTCAGACAAACCGTCAGGTCTGCTGAATGACAGCACGCAGCCGTTGCTGGATGAACCCTCGCTGGCGGCTTTCTTCAGTCATGAACGCGTAATAGCTGCTGCTGGTGGGCCTAATGCGCTGGCGTCATATGTTCAGTCGCTCGGTTACTGTCAGTGGGAGCAAATGGGCGCATGGCATTACCACGAATTCACGATGGCAGAGACTGAGAGTGGCCCTGTATCGCTATGCTGCAGCCATGATACTGAGTTCATGAAAAACGGCATGCCGGGCCGTATGAATGCCATTGCGGAACGGAATGCGGCGCTGTGGATCATCAGAGCAGCATGCAGCCAGATGGCGCTACATGGTGACCATCTGCTCACACTGCCGGAATTATGCTGGTGGGCGACACTGAATGACATTGTTGATTTGATACCAGAGGCACCGGCACGGCGCGTTCTACGCATGCCTAAAGACTTTATCCCGCAGGGCGAGCTGAAAGAGTCGCTGATTGCACCGGTACGACCGGCGACGGAAATCATTCAGGAGGCTGCGCAGGACGTTAAAAAAATTATCACGCTGGCAGCTGACCCTGAGTCGCCAGAGTCGTTCATGCTGCGACCTAAACGCCGCCGCTGGGAAAATGCTAAATATACGCGCTGGGTGAAGTCACAGAATTGCGCATGCTGCAATCAGCAGGCTGACGACCCGCATCACATCATTGGATATGGACAGGGGGGAATGGGTACGAAATCCCACGACCTGTTCGTGATACCGCTTTGCAGAGTGCATCACGATGAATTGCACAGGGATGTCAGAGCGTTTGAGGCTAAATATGGCAGCCAGATTGTGCTGCTGTTCAGATTCCTTGATTACGCCATTGCAGTTGGCGTTATTTGTTCAGTTAAAAATTAATAGTGTGGAGGAATTATGCGTGACATGTCACAGGTTTTGGATTTGTGGGGAGCTTGGGCTGCAAGCGATAATAGTGGTGTTGACTGGCAGCCTATTGCTGCGGGATTTAAAGGTCTTATTCCTCATGGCAAAAAGTCTAGGTTGCAGTGTTGCGATGATGAGGGGATAAAGATAGATGGGTGTATAGCAAGGCTTAAGAAGTATAAACCCCAAGAGTATGATTTAATTATTATTCACTTTGTGTTCGGAATCTCTCTAAGGAAAATAGCAAGGAAGAGAAAATGTTCTGATGGAACCATTCGGAAAGAAATGCAGACAGCAATGGGTTTTATCGATGGCATGTTATGCATGATTGAATCTTAATTCAAAAATAATTTTTGAATGATACCTAGGATGCCAATGCCGGTTGGCATCCAGGACAAAGTCATTGTTAATTCAAGTACGCGACGGCAAAACACTTCATTTTTTGATAAATGTGACTTGGCACTATCAAGCCTAAATTTTATCTCGGATTGCTCGCTTTTTAATCTGTTTTCAATGCCAGAAAATAAAGTATCCTTTGCATGAATTATTCTGTCTAACTGTTTTGTTTGGGAAATGCAAAGTAACGAAGTAATTAAAGAAGTAAGAAAAACCCCAAGAAAAGCGATGAGCATCTCAGGTTTACTGGTTATTTGGAATATAGCGATTGATGCCACCATAGATATAGGAATAGCTAGTGCTTTAGTTGATAATTCAGAAATTACTTTGGATAATTTATCAGCATACTCAAGTTCAGCTTCTGAAACTTCCTTTCGTGATTTATGAAAAGAAAAAGCTGACATGTATATAGCAAGGTTATTTATGTAAAGAGCGTTAACCTTACTCCAGTTCATGATCAAAAATGTAAACTCGCTGGAATTTGAGTTAACATATTCAATTAAGGTGTTTCTAAAGGTATTTAATTTCTCTATGTAATGAATGTCTTTATCAGCATCTTCTTTAGCTAGTGCGTCTACAATACTTGTATCTAAAGAGTTCACGTTTAAAACTTCCTCAGAAAGTTTTGTTTCGATTACTGCTGATGAAGATCTAGACTCGGAATGTAAAATAAAGACAAGTTTGAAGAAAGATCCATTGCTATCTTTCTTAATGTCATTGAAGTGCGCAATTTTAGCCAAGTTTTTAATCAGGCTACAGATGGATTCTATTTTCTTTATATAGTCAGGTTTTACAGGATCATGAGGTGAGTAATCATCGTCGACGATATAATAATTTTCCGGTACTTCACCTTTCTTAAGCGTGTTGATTAACACGAATTCGGATTTTGTTTCGTAAAAAGTCTCAGCGCTGCCTTGGTTAATACTAAAAGTATAAGAAACCTCATTTCCAGACTGAGGTATTTCTTCAAGGCTAAATATATCGTCACCATCTACCTCCAAATCCTTAAAGGTACCAGATGATGATTTTGATCCATAAAGTGATAGTATAAGCTCGCGATTATCATTAAAATTTATTGTGGCCGAAAACGAAACGCCATTGAAGAAAGGGCGTTCTGATTCTCGGTATAATTTAATGACATCATTTAAATTCATTTTCATCTATCACTTGTCATTCTTTATTTCAATGCCCATTTCTTTAAGGGCCTGTCTGATTTTAGTTGTTGCTTCAACAGGAAGCTTATTGAAAGTAAGATTTCCAGCCTCATCATCGTAGTATATTTTAGCATCACTATTAGTGCCGAGTAAATCTTTATCAAAGTTGAAACTATATTGAGAGTGTGGATCTTTGAATATCACATTTCTAATTTTATCTAACGAAGTTTTATTTATTATAAATTCTGTAGGGATTTGAACATCTTCGTTATTCAGATGCTTCATTAAACCCCTTACAAGTTCGTCCCTTTTTTCATCCGGCAAAGAGTTAAGCTTATTGGTTGCTAAAGCCTCAACATCACTTAGCCTTGCGGAGTGACCATTATTAAACTGACCTTCCATATAAGCAATTAAGGCATTTCTGAAACTGTCTGCTTTAGTTGCGATTTCAGGATGTTTTTTAAAAAAGCGCTTGGCTTCATTTGGCAGTTTTCTGGTGGCACCGGCGGATGCAGTTCCTTTGTCACAACCTAGTGCTGAGATAAAGTATGCTGCTGCAGATTGCCCTGTGGTTTTGCTGATAAAGCTTAAATAACTTAATTCTGTTCTTTCTTCAGTGGAAGCTTTTTGGTAATCATCGTAATAGCGAAAGTTAATTTTAGCAGCTTGGTTTATATTGTTTAGTTCTAAATGGATCATTTCCTCAGGTTCAAGGTTTTCGCTTATTGTGACACCATTTGTTTTCTTTATCATTGTTACTAAAAAGTATCTCAACCCTGAAGCTATGTAGTCTGAAAATACTACATAACCACCAGATGACCACGGTTGTGATTTGGCAGCATCATACATCTGTTTCATGATCTGCGTGGTCAAACCTATAAATTTTGAAGAGTTAGAATTTGTTAATTTGTGGTACTCATGGAACAAAGCGGGAATCGGCCCCTTTTTGTCATCTTTTGTGATGAAAATCCCATAGTGCGCCGAATTACCTTTTGTGCCATACATGTCAACAACTCCAGTGACAAGCTTTTGAACTATGTCATTGGTTTTATCGAGTTCAGACTTTCGAATATTGTAAGGTTTAGAGTGATTAAAATCCTTTTGAGCTTCTTTGATAAGCTCATGAACAATAACGTGTTTTATAGTTATTTTACTCATTTTATTCTTCCTTGCTGAGTCACTGTGTAGTTGATGAGAATCATAATAAATTACTAACGCGTACGCAAAAACTATTGTAATGTGATAAGTATGGTTTCCATGCGTTACCACTTATCCCTATAGAACACCCCTCACTGTTGGGACTAAAGCATCTCGGGTTCTGCAAACCGCGAGGCCTTTTTTATTTTTTGGCTTTATTACTGAGCGATTTTTAAGTGAATCATAAAATAACGATGCCCGGCGTTGAATTATTCAATGCCGATTGTCTGCGCGTGCTGAAAACCATGCCAGACGATTCAGTTGACCTGATTGTTACCGACCCACCATATTTCAAAGTGAAACCGGAGGGATGGGACAATCAGTGGAAAGGGGACGCGGATTATTTACGGTGGCTGGATTGCTGCCTGGCGGAGTTCTGGCGGGTGCTAAAACCCAGCGGAAGTATCTATCTATTTTCGGGGCATCGACTTGCATCTGATATCGAAATCATGATGCGTAACCGCTTCAACATTCTCAACCACATCATCTGGGCTAAGCCTGATGGACGTTGGAAGGGCTGCCACAAAGAAAGCCTGAGATCATACTTCCCCTCAACTGAACGCATACTGTTTGCAGAGCATTATCAGGGGCCATACAAACCAGATGCCTATACCCGGAAATGCGATGAGTTGAAACGGCAGGTGCTGACACCCCTGATTGATTATTTCCGTAATGCCCGGTCAGAACTGGGTGTAACCGCTGCCCAGATTGTTGCGGCTACGGGCAAGAAGAACATGGTTTCGCACTGGTTCGGCACCAGTCAGTGGCAACTACCCAGCGAAGCTGATTACCTCAAATTGCAGGCGCTATTTACTGAGATAGCCATTGCACGCCATCAATCAGGAACGTTAGCCACACCTCACCACCAGCTGGTGGACGCGTATCATTCACTAAACCGTAAATATCTTGAGCTGCAGGAAGAATACAAATCACTGCGCCGGTATTTCGGTGTAACGGTCGCCGTTCCCTATACAGACGTATGGACACATAAGCCGGTTCAGTTTTACCCCGGCAAACACCCCTGCGAAAAACCTGCCGACATGCTGGAGCAGATCATCAACGCCAGCAGCAGGCCGGGTGGAGTAGTTGCTGACTTTTTCATGGGGTCAGGGTCAACGACAAAGGCGGCAATAAAGTTGGGCCGTTCTGCAATTGGTGTTGAGCTGGAAGAGGAACGATTCCGGCAGACGGTTAGCGAACTGAATCAGCTAATCGAGTAAATCAGAATTTATTAATCATTAAGAGGGACCGCTAATGGCTGAGCCATTAAGCACCGGCGCTACGGCAACAGTAGCTGGCTGGGGCATTGTCACGTCTGCGCTGGTGGGTTTTATCACCTCTGTAGATTACTCAACCGCGTTCGGCGCATTTGCCGGGTCGATGTGTTTTATCGTCACCGCCAGCAATCTGACGCGAAAACAGATATTCGGTTATTTCCTGTTTGGCTATGCAGCTGGCGTGTTCGGTGCCGGGTTTGTCGCTGACAAAATAGAAAACTACTTGGATTACCGTGAAAAACCTTTAGATGCACTTGCTGCCGTAATCATTTCAGCTGCAGCGGTACAGGGTTATTTCTGGCTCAAAAATGGTGGAGTTTTAAAACTGCCATTCGTTAAAAAATGGCTGGGGGAAAAATCATGATCAGCAACGATCTCCTGACGGTAATTGATGTCGCCATTTGCGCGGCTATTGCGTTGCGCCTGATGTTGTTCAGCAAAACAGGGCGATCACATAAACGCGGCATTTCATGGATAGCCGCAGGTCTGATTTTGTTTTATGGCAATTTCGCGTTGCTCTGGCTGTTCGGACAATACCACGCCAGCGGCTGGCCGGTTGTTATCACCAACGCGCTGATATGCGCGGCAGTATTTGCGGCACGGGGTAACGTTGCACGCATTGTTTCATACCCGCCACGGAGTAAAGGCGATGAGTAAGATCATTGAAATCCTCAATTTTGAAGAGGGATATGAGGAGAAACCCTATTGGGACACCCGCAATTTTCCGACGGTTGCCGGTGGTATCAGGATCGGGCCGCAAAACGCGCCAATCAGTCAGTATCAGTTCACCGTGCCACGTCCCGCTGGTGATGTGTGGAAAAAATGTCTGGTAGATGCGAAAACCGCCTCTATGAATCGACAGTCTGCAATTGTTGCCGCGTTGGCGCAGTGCAACGACGCACGCCGCGACATTCTATGCAGCATGGCTTATCAGATGGGTGTGGCCGGTCTGGCTGGTTTCACTAATACGCTGGGCATGATTTCACATGGTGATTTTGCGGGTGCAGCTGGTGGAATGCTGAATAGCCTCTGGGCGCGCCAGACACCTGACCGCGCACGTCGTCATGCTGAGGTAATGCGCTCTGGAACCTACGACGTCTACAAAGGCTTGATCTGATGCAGACACTATTTGCTGGGCTGGTGGTAGTTGTCGGTCTGGTTCTGGCTGCGTTCGGGCTGGGTAGGAGCAGAGGCAAAAACTCAGCTGAAACTAAAGCGGCGGCTGAGCGTGCATCTGCCCAGGCTGAGGCGTCAGAAAAACATATTGAGGTGCTGAAAAATGCTGTCGAGGTTCAGCAGGATATTAACAGCCAGCCTGATGCTGCTGTCTCTGAACGGCTGCGCCAGAAATGGCGACGTGAGGGTGAATGATACCGGCTGTGAGTGGGTCCGCCCGATCTACGTCAGTAACCACGATATCGACGTTATGAGCGCCCCGACACAGCGGGCGATTCTGGGGCATAACGAAACGTGGGAAAAAAATTGTTTTGAGAAAAAGAATTAACAGGCCCGCGCAGGCGGTTATTTCACAGCTAAAGGAAAGTGTCATGGGGTTTAAGCATGAGTTAGGTCAGGTGGTTCAGGTCGCTGTCAGTGGAGAAGAAGGCCATGTGAAGGGCCGAGCCGAATATGCTAACTGCTGCAACCAGTACTTAATCCATTATTGCGGCGCTGATGGTCGAGCAGTGGACGCATGGTTTGAAGAGGGAGAGGTTTTACCTGCAGATTCGTTAGAAGAGTGATTTTCACAAGGTGCATTTGCGAGTGCGCCTGATGATAATCAGTTAAAATACCTACATTGAAATATGGAGGTATACATGAACTACTTTTACCAGCTTTTGATAGGACTTGTCTCAGGATCATTTGCAGCGTGGCTAACAACCTTTTTAGCTTTAAAGCGTTTCTACAATGAGAAGTGGTGGGAGAAGCGCGCCTCAGCTTTTATAGAAATAACCGATGCCGTATATCAGCTTAAAAATGAATTTGAGTATTACTGCGACCGTAGAGAGTATGGGAAAGCACCTAATGAGTTCCCTAACTTTGAACTACTTGATGAAGAACGTATTGCTCAAATGAATAGCGCATCCTTCAAGGCTATTAGTGTTGTTAAAAAATTTAGTCAGGTTGGACCTCTGCTTATCACGGAAGAGGTTTCAAATTTGTTGATTAAATACCTTAATGAAATGAGAAAAATTGATAATGACGTTTACTTCAGAGGATTAGATGAAGAAGAAGCCGAAAGTAATCAGTTAGATATAACTACAAGGCTGCTTGCAGATTTAGTTGCGGTTTCAAAAAAAGAGTTGAAGTCAAACTAATCTTATTCACAAAGTCTTTTTATCATAGGACACCAATGATTGTAACTCCTGAAGCCACTGTCATTGGTGGCACTAATATGCCGGGTATATCAGTATCAGGCGCTATCGTTATTGGCAGTCAGGATAAACCACTAGCCGACACGATATTCATCCAGAACGACAGCAATAAAACGCTCACATCCCCGTGGTATGTCACTCAGATAGACCGCACGCATTACGCGATGCCGAACGCCACTGCACCCAAAGGCTGGCAATACCTTGGAGCGTTCCTCGTAAGCGGTGAAACAGGTGCTCAAATCGGGCGCGCAGACGGTGCTGTCTGGACGATATCTAACCCCAGCATGGTGCAGCATATAAGCACATCCGCTGGTGGTCAGGCTGCTGTCAGTATCCTAACTGCCGGAACATGCACGCTGACGGTTACGCTGCGCGAAATGGTTTCAACGCTTGTCATAACAGCTAAATAATTATCAGGAGCAAAGGTGAAGACCATTAATCAGGATTTAACCGATGAGTGGCAACTCATTGCCGATACCGATCAGACCTATGATGTTCAGGTGGAGTTTGGGTCGGCATTGTTCTGTCTTTCTCAGGATGCGCCAGACGCGTCTCAGGCAGGCCAAACCGTCAGGCCGGGGCGGTGGCTGAAATTTTCCGATCTCAGGGTGTGGTTCAAAACCACGCTGGCTGGCTCATATATTTCCGTGTCGTCATACGACACCCCGAAAAGCTAATTTAATGAAAATCATTCTCATTTGAAAAGGTACTCCCGGCAGGAACGTTTACCGAGGGGGCGGCGACACGCGGAAAACGGCTAGTTTTTTGCATTTTATCGACATCATCATCATTCCTTTAACCTTCTGATATTTCAGTCGTGAAATTTTTCACGATGTCGAAATGATTAAATTTTGTTCATCATCATGGATAAAGAATTTAAAAATCTCCGACTCAACATTAATCAGCTTGCTGCGCTCACCGATATGCATCGACAGACAGTCTCCAGCAAGTTGAGTGGTGTTCAGCCTGCACCTGGAAGCAATCCAAAATTAAAACTGTTTTCAGTAGTGGATATCCTCAAAGAACTCCTGAGCCGGACAACATCTGAAGAGCTGGTGAACGTTGACAAAATGCTGCCGCCTGATCGAAAAGCGTGGTTTCAGTCCGAACGCGAGCGTCTCAAGTTTCAGCAGGAAACCGGGGAATTGATCCCAGCATCAGAGGTAGTGCGGGAATTTTCATCAATGGCTAAAGCGGTTGTTCAGGTGCTCGAAACTTTGCCAGACATTCTGGAGCGTGACTGCGCTATGACACCTGCAGCAGTGGTTCGTGTTCAAAAAGTTATTGATGACCTGCGCGATCAGATAGCCCTGAAAGTTGAAATGGCTGACGCACCGCCAGAGGAGGAATTGCCAGACGAGGAGTAACCATGCATCAGGCCACGGCGGCAGAGATTAGGAAAAATACTGCCTCGATCATCCGTGCGCCCCGCAGGTTGCCGGTAGCGGAGGCGGTGCATAAATACATGCGTGTCCCCGTGGGGGTAGGCAACTCAGTCGAATGGGATCCCGATTTAGCGCCCTATATTATTGAGCCGATGAACTGTCTGGCATCGCGTGAGTATGACGCCGTGGTGTTTGTTGGCCCTGCCAGAACTGGTAAGACAATCGGCCTGATAGACGGATGGGTGGTCTACAACGTGGTTTGCGATCCATCCGACATGCTGATCGTTCAGATGACGGAAGAGAAGGCGCGGGAACATTCAAAAAAACGTTTGGCGCGCACGTTCCGTGTCAGCCCGGAAGTGGCAAAACGCCTCAGCCCGCTGCGCAATGATAACAACGTTCATGACAAAACATTTTTGGCAGGTAACTATCTAAAAATAGGCTGGCCATCGATCAACATCATGTCGTCATCCGATTTTAAATACGTAGCGCTGACCGACTATGACCGGTTTCCAGAGAACATAGACGGTGAGGGCGATGGATTTTCCCTTGCCTCAAAACGTACCACGACTTTCATGTCGGCGGGTATGACGCTGGTGGAGGGTTCACCAGGCAGAGAGATAACCAACACCAAATGGCGTCGTCAGTCACCTCACGAAGCCCCTCCAACAACTGGCTCTCTTTCCCTCTATAACCGGGGAGACAGACGGCGCTGGTACTGGCAATGCACGCACTGTGAAGAATATTTCCAGCCAGAGATGGAGGTTATGACTGGCTACCGGGACGACACCGACCCGGTTAAAGCGAGTGAGGCCGCTCATATATGCTGCCCTCACTGCAACAAAGTCATTACAGCTGACCTGAAACGCGAACTGAATAAATCCGGTGTATGGCTGCGTGAGGGTGAAAAAATTGATGGAGCCGGGAATCGGTCAGGTGAACCACGCCGCTCTCGCATCGCTTCGTTCTGGATGGAGGGACCAGCTGCGGCTTATCAGACGTGGGCGCAGCTGGTTTACAAACTACTGACCGCTGAGCAGGAATATGAGGCAACGCAGAGTGAAGAGGCGCTAAGGGCAGTTATTAACACCGACTGGGGGCGTCCGTATCTGCCGCGTGCATCTGTCGAACAACGCCAGTCAGATGTCCTGATGAAACGAGCTGAAGATTATGGCAAACGGATGGTGCCGCCGAAAGTGCGTTTCCTGCTGGCGGCTGTAGACGTGCAGGGAGGTAAAAAACGCCGGTTCGTGGTGCAGATCATTGGGTACGGCGAAAACGGGGAGCGCTGGCTGATAGACCGTTACAACATCCGATATTCACTGCGCCACGATGAAAACGGTGAGGCTCTGCCAATTCGGCCTGATGCTTATCCGGAGGACTGGCAACTGCTGGTTTCCGATGTGCTGGATAAAACCTACCGTCTGCAGAGCAACGAGGAGCAGCGGATGACGATTCTGGCGATGGCAGTGGACAGCGGCGGTGAGGAGGGCGTGACCGGTAATGCTTATAAATTCTGGCGGCAGTGTCGTCGGGACGGGCTGGCCAGACGCGTTTATCTCATCAAGGGCGACAGCACAAAACGCCAGAAAACAATCACCAAAACATTTCCGGATAACAGCGGCAGGGCCGACAGGCGTGCTGAGGTTCGAGGGGAAATACCTGTTTATCTTTTACAGACCGATACACTCAAAGACCAGCTGAGTAATAACCTGTCACGCGAAACGCCCGGTGCAGGTTATATCCATTTCCCGGACTGGCTGGGCGAATGGTTTTACGACGAACTAACATACGAGGAGCGCGGAGCGGATGGTAAATGGCGCAAACCTGGCAAAGGAAATAACGAAGCGTTTGACCTGTTCTGTTATGCGCAGGCCGTGGCCGTTCTGCGCGGGTACGAAAAAATCCGCGACTGGGAAAACCCGCCAGCATGGGCACGGGAACAGGATGCCAACCCCGACATCGTCACGGGCGATCAGCCCCGACAGAAAACCGAATCAAAACCTAAAGCCAAACAGCAAAACGTCCCCAAACCAGCTCCACGAAATAGCCTCGCTTCAGATGGCTGGGCCGGGACGTCTGGCAATGGAGGATGGCTGTAATGACGAGAAGTGAGATTTACCAGATGCTCCTCACGGTGCGTCAGGCGTACACCGATTCGCTGGATGGAAAATCGGTATCGTTTACCGGCGTAAACGGTCGGGCCATTACCAACCATGATCCGGTGGCATTACGCACCGAGCTGGATTACTGGGAAAGACGCTGGCGCGCTGCACGCGGTCGCGGCGGTTCTTACAAACTCGCCAGATTTAACTAAGGGCCTATATGGGATTTATTGAAAAAACACTCGGCGTTATTTCGCCAGGGTGGGCCGCTGCACGTGCGCAAAACCGCCTCCGGCTGCAGGCGTATGAGGCCGCTCACCCGTCCCGGTTGCATAAAAGCAAACGCGAATCCCGGTCAGCTGATACCGCTGTGTTTGCAGCAGGAACCTCACTGCGTGAGCAGGCGCGCTGGCTGGATGAAAACCACGATCTGGTCATCGGCCTGTTCGACAAAATGGAGGACAGGGTAATCGGAGCGCACGGTATCCACGTTGAGCCTCAGCCGCTCGATCTGGACGGCAATCTGCACGGTGATTTTGCCAGCCAGCTCTCAGCGTTATGGGCGGA